CCATCGAAAACTGCTGCGTGGCGAAGCGCCGCTTCTCGCGCACGCGGCCGTTGAGCACCGAGCGCGGCGAGGTGAAGGGCACGATCATGCCTGCGCCGGTACCCAGGCCCTTGAGCATCTTGCCGAAGGCGACCGCCAGTTGCGGCACCGTCCTGGCCTGGCCGCGCAGGGCCTCGACTGCCGCGGCGCGTAGTTCCATGCTGGCGCGCGGCTTGCCGTCCTCAAGCGCGTAGCGGATGCGCAGGCGGGTAGCGATGCCGTCGCGGGATGCGCTGCCGGCTGGGGTGTCCGCGGCGCGGATCGTCACTGTCGGCGACGAGCGCGGGCGCAGGCGCATCAGGCCGGGCAGGCTGCGGCTGAACGCGGCATAGATAGACTCTGCGATGCTGACGAGCGCCGACTGCAGGCTGCCGGATTCGATGCTGCCGGCGATCTCGATCAGGCGCGCATGGCACTCGGTGCGGAAGGGAGCCAGGTCGCCGCGGTTGATCGTCTTGCCGCCACGCCGGCAGATGTCCAGCACGATGTCGGCCGGGTTGGTCATCAGCGTGCCGGACAGCACGTCCACGGCGCCGTCGCCTACGGCCACTACGTCGGCGCCCTCTTCCAGCGCGTCGACGGTTTCGATGACCGTAATCGCGTTGCCTTCGGCGTCGGTTTCGTTGCGCCACTGCCAGCCATCGTAGGGCAGCGCGTCGACGGTGACGGATGCGATGCGGCTGCTCGCGTGGTCTGCCCACAGCCAGCGCTTGCCGGTTGCGCCCAGGCGAATGCACCTGCCCGGTACCGCGCGTCCGTAGCGCCACGGAAGCGGCGAGACATCGCGGAAGATGCCCAGGTCTGCGTTCGTGCGCAGGGGCAAGTCGTCGGTCCAGCCGGACGCCTGACAGTCCAAGTCGAAGTCGCCGCCGGCATCGGCCGCCACGCCGTCGATGATGCCGGTGCGCGACAAGGTGCCGCCATCCATCACATCGACGCGCACGCCATAGGGTGCCTGCGCGGACAGCATGCCGCGGAGCCGATCGGACGGACGCTGCAGGTTGATGCGGAAGGAATCATTCTGCGCGCCCAGTGTGGCTGCGGTGTCGCTGACGGCGAAGGGGATGCGCATTTGCGGCAGCAACGGGTTCAGGCGGCCACGGAGCGCATCGAGTTGGTAGACCTGGGCGGGCGGGGTGGTGTGCAGGTAGAGCCAGATGCCAGCGGCTGCCGTGCCAACGTATCCCGGCGCGTCTCCGGAAATCAGCGGGAGACTGCCGCTGATGACTCCGACAGGCCCATCGTTGAACGCCCCGGCGATCAGCGGAAGATCGCCAGAAATGGCTCCGACGGTCGCCATGCCGCCGACGAACGAGCCGGCAATCAGCGGCAGCGTTCCGTCTATCGTCGATGCAATCGACGTGAACCCGGCGAACACGCCAGCGATAAGCGGCAACTCGCCAGCGGCAGCGCCAGCAACGGAATAGCCGCCGACGAATTCGCCCGCGATGAGCGGAAGGTCGCCCGCCATCACGCCAGACTGCGCGGCCAGTCCCGCGAACTCGCCGCCGATTCCCGGAATGTCGCCAGCGATCAGCGCGAAGAACCCAAGTCCGCCGGGGAAATCGCCAGCAATCGAAGGCAGCCCGCCATCTACTGCGCCAATGACGCCAGACTCACCGGATAGGCTGCCAGCGATGCCGACAACATCGCCCGCCATTTCTCCGGCCGGAACCAGCAAGCCGACCATTGCGCCAGCAATGCCGGGCAGGTCGCCCGCCAGCGCGCCGGTTGTTGAAGCGCCGCCGCCAGCGTCCCACGCATCTGCCCCGGCCGGAAGGTCGATTAAATCCGCAGCGGTGAACGCACCAGTGGCCTCGCCACCCGTGTCATACATCGCCAACACGGGGTAAACGTTGCCAGTTATGCCGCTATAGGCGTATCCGGTTCCCGCACCGGGGTCGCCGCTGTTCTGGTAGACGCCATTAAGCAGGAAATAGAGCTTTCCCGCCTTGAGGTGTACGCCGATGCGGTCGGCTGTGTAGTTGGAGCCGTATGCTGTCGGGGTGCCGCTTGAGTAGACGTCGCCGCCGGAAGAAAAGTATCCCCATCCATCGGAGCCAGACCAGAACCCCGTTGCATCCAGCGGCGCCGACGATGAGCAGATGCCCACCATCGCATAGGCCGCAAACGTTGTGATGTCTACTTCAAAATAATGATCAGCCGTCGCCGCATCGACCGGGTCAGTGGCGCGAACGGACAGCCACGACCCGCCCGACGCGACGGTTGCGATCAGATCGCCGCCGCTGAACGCCCATGACCCCGGGTTAGCGTCGGATGGATTCCAAGCTGTCACCTGGAGCCCTTAGCTCGTCGGGACAGTCAGCGTGCCGGACGTAATCGACACCGGCGAGCCGGAGACAATCGACGTCGTATTGAGCGTGATCACGCCGCCGCCGCCCGTCGCAGTCACGCTGCAATCAAAAACAGTCGCGCCGGTCGAATCCTTGACGCGCGCCCAGGTCGCGGTTCCGGTCGCATTCGCGGACGAGTCGCCCGTGATCGACGAAAACGTGAGCACGGACGCACTGGCAGACGGCGCGGCCGGATCGGTGCAGGTCAGCACAGCCAGCAGCACCTGAGCGCCGATTGCGGTGTCCGCATTCGTCGGGATCGTGCCCGAGTAGATTTCGATGGTTGCCGGGCCAGAGCCGGCATTAAGCGCCGTATTCACGGTGTCGGCGAGTGCATTGCGCAGAGCCAGCGCGGGGCGGATGTTTGCCACGGTCGTTACCTCGGTGTCAGCGTGAGTGAAAGCCCCACACGCCGCGACGCGGCAGCGGGCTGGAATCCATAGGCATCGTCGATATCGATCTCGTCGGCGATGGTACAGAGCGTCGCCTCACCCTCGGGCGAGACGGCGCCGATGCGGGAACCGTCGTTGGTGCAGGCGTACTCGAAGGCCGTGAGCAGATCGTCCACCGATGCCTGGGTGCAGCTGTCGTGGCTGATCACGCCGCCGATCGCGCGGGTGCGCTGGCCGTTGGCCAGACGTGCACGTCGGCGCCATGTGCCGTGCTCAACCGTGGCCGCGGTGCCGCTGACAATCGGGCGCTCGGGGACGCCGAGATAGGCCCAGCCGATGCTCCCGCTATCGTTGACCGCAAGGCGCCACTTTGCGCAGGTGGTCGAGTCGAACAGCAGCGCCATCGATCCGGTGGCCCATGGGACGGTCTGCGAAAACGCGGTGGTCGCCCAGTTGTCGTCGCTGCCGGTGAGCGTCACCGTCGCCGTGCTCGGGATGGTGTGCATCGCCAGCAGCAGGGTATCGGCCGCGCCGCTGCCGCTCGGGGTGATGTTGATCAGCGTCGAGCCGGTCCAGGACATTGACTCATCGTCGGGTGCACGGGCCCGCCCGACGCCAGAGCTGGCCAGCATGGTGAACTGGTACGTGTCGCCGACCAGCCACGATGGCGTGGCGCCTGCGCTGAATGCGGCGCTGATACCAGACGCCAGCGACACCGTGGCCGTGATGTCGACGGTAGTCCAACTGCCGCCGTCGATGCGATATCGCACTTCGCCGCCCTCGGCGGCGAACGTCCAGCGGTCGCCAGGCGCGAAGGCGAGTGCTCCCGGGGTGATCGTCAGACTCAGGCCGCCGTCGCTGTAGCTGCTCAGCGACGTGGTGACCAGCGAGTAGTTGGCCAGCGGCCCGACCACCGAGCCGCGCACACCGAAGACAATCGTGTCGTTGCCGGTCTGGCCGCCACCTAGGGCGACAGGATCGGCGCGGACGATTTCGTATTCGATGTAGTCGCCCTGCTGGTAGGTGCTGCGCCCGTTGGCGTAGGGCGTGGTTTTGACGATCAGCTTGTCGCCGACCAGTAGATTCTCAACGCAGCCGATGGCCGGGCCGAAATAGAATTCGCGCGTCGACGTCGGCACCTCTTCGCCGGTTTCCGCGTCAGGCTGCATCCGGGCTGAGTGGTACCCATAACCCGGTTGAATTGGCAGGTAGCCATCCTGGCTAACAAACCAATGTGTTCCACCATGATCCTGCCACACGGCATTCCCTTGCCGCGTGGCTGACTCAAAAGGGCGCAGCAGATTCCCGGCGATATAGACCTTGCCGATGCTCGCCTGAATCAAACGAGTCAGCGGCCCCAGGTCGCTGGTCAGATTCTTGGCGCCCGCGATGGCGCGCATCAGAATCGCCTCGACCTCTGCTGCGGGGTTGCCGCCATCATTCGGGAGCTGCAGCGTGGAGAACACCTGCGTCTTCCACGTCGGAGCGCCCGTGTTGGTGGCGATCATCAGCGGGGACAGCTTGTCCACGATGGCGTCCCACTGGGTTTGGAACTCGGCTGCAACTGCCGCATCCAAAGCCCCAGAGCCGCCCATTTCGGTGTAGATCGCGAGCAAGTGCTGCTGGAACGTGTTTGCGACCAACTCGACCGCGGCAATATCCGCCTGCTCGAACTTTGCGATGGCCGAAACCCGCTGGAACAGCGACGTGACGAAGCCGCCGTAAAGGTCGGTCGGCTGAGTGGCTGAGCCCTGCACCAGTTCGCGCAGGCCAGATAGCAGCGACGTGATGTAGGTGTCGTCATCGGTGACGGTGAAATAGCAGTTCAGATGATGACTGCCGAGTCGCCAGTCCTCAATCTCGTCATATTGCGTCTTGATCGCAGCTGGCAAAGTTGCCACGGCTGCACCTCCAGTGCTGATGCCAAGAAAATCATCGTTCGGCCCGCCTGAAACGGGGATCGTGGAACAGTCGCAAGCGGCGGCCGGACGCGGGCGCCACTCGAAGACGTAGGTGGCAGTCCTGGCCTCGGAGCCCAGCCGCGGGTTCTTCACGCAGAGCGACGGGACGGTCGCGCCGGCATCGCGCGTCAGCAGTTCCAGGTAGGCGGCGAATTCGCCTTCAGGCGCCGTGGACGGTGCCAGTTGAATCGGGACCGTGAAGCCATAGCTGCCCGCGCTGAACGCCTCGCCGGTGGTCACGGTGCCGAGGGCATCGCTGACCGATCCGGTGACGCTCCAGATCTCCGCGCCCGGAATCGGGGCGCCGGTGCATTCGATGCGAAGCAGTTCGGTCGGCGCCGTCGCGGCGACGATCAGGTCGACCACCGCGCGCCGGATGTAGGTGGTCCCATCGCGCGTGCTGCCGGCGCTGTAGCTGGCGGTGTAGATGCTCAGATCGTCGCAGGCCATGCCACCCGGGCGACGATCCTGCGCGATGACGCCGTCGACCTCGATCAATGCCGAGTCGGCCGCGATCTGCGACAGGAGCGAATAGAGCGTGGTGACGTCGGGATAGGTTTCTTCGACGGTCGCGCCGTCGAGCACTTCGACGGTGCGGCCGCCGGTGATGGCGTAGACGCGCGTGCCGATCGGCACGGCCCGGCGCAGGGGCGGCGACAGGTGGTAGCGATAGGCGCCATCGCGCCAGGTGCGCCAGTGCCGGTAG